TTGGGGTCACTTCTTGAACCACGATCATTTATGTCTAAAATCTTACCCGTAGTCCGTGATACATACCTAAAGTGGTGGCCATCATCAAAAAAGTTATTATCATACCAGCGTCTCTCAAAAGCCTTGCGTTGCATTGAGAATAACTGTTGCATCCTATCAACCGCCGTACTGGCGGTCTGTGTTTCCATGCCTGATGTGTTTATGAGACTAAGTTCCGCCATCGTCCTCCCTTTCGTTGGTATCTTTAATATATTTGTCAAAAGTCTTGTCGTCTAAGTCTGACATTGGAACGATAGAGTCCTCAACCTTTTTAGTTTTTTCTGGTTTAAATTTGCGTGTAGTTTCTAGTTCCTGCAATTCACCCAAACTTTTAGCGATTAGGGCTTCGACCATCTTTTGTCGTTCTTTACGGTTAAAAAAATCTTGTACGAAAATGAATGCGAGTAAACAGCCAGTAATGATTTCAATCATGGTTAATATTAAGTAGGGATTTGTTTTTAGTCAATTATTGGATGAGCCTGTACACCCGCCAGTATTTAGCAAACGGGTTCGGGATATTGTATGAGTCCATTCTATACAGAACCTTGTCGGGGTTTTTTAAGAAGCCGTAATTCTTGTAAACAATTCTTATTTCAATTGGTACCCCTTCTGGGGATTCAAACTTGATTTTGTGTTTAGTTACTTCTGCCTCTGGGTTTGTCAGTTTAAAGATACGCCTACCAAATTCTGTTATGTTTAGATGATCCGTACCTAGATTGATCTTCATGTACTTAGGGTGGGTGTTGTTGATGATCGAATAGGCCGTGTCACCAAACAACATAAACTCAATTTGTGATCTGGACATCATGTCTTCCGCATACCATAGTGCCTTATCTAATTTCTCTAAATCTATATCAACGGGTTTAGTTTTCCCTTTGGGCATAATTGATTATATCACTGACATTCTCCCTTAGTAAACTTCGTCAATCTCATCAGACGACCCACTCTGGCCCAGTTGGGCTCTTAAATAGGCTTTTCTTATTGGGCTTTCAACATTATCATCTTTCGCTTTTGGTACTGGGGGTCTGCTCATAAAAAAGTACCGATCCCTATCATAACCGTGATCTCCTGGGTCTCCACCTATCTTTTTAACGTCATTTATCTTGTAATTATCATAAACAAGGGAGGGGTACATTTGGATTGTTTTCCTGCAAGTAGAGAAGATCATGTAGTAGGGTTTGCCGTCTGGGGCTGTTGATATGGCCTCTCTTAGCCTCTCTAGTCCGTTTACCCTGTCGTTGTCTGCTTTAATTAATTTCAAACCTGTTTTCATCATGGTTTCTGCTACACTCTTACCGGACGGCTCTCCACCCTTTTGTTTACCGCTAACTGCATCGTTCCACATAGACGGATCAACTACACAATACTGATAGTTTATACTGTTTTTTTTGTTAATCATTTTAACTACTTTTGCCAGTCTTGTTGGAGTTAAAGGCATACCAACAGCCGCCTCAAAGTCCAATCCTGTCATATAAAGCTCTCTGTAGAGGTAAACGTGTTCATTAAAGTCCTGTGCGTACCAACCTACTGCAAAAGGTGCATTAGTTCCCCAGTCCATTGCCAACCATCTGTTCCAAGTAGGTGGGATGGTAAAGGGGTCTACAACATGAGTAGCTTGTTTCCATTCGGTGAATACCTGTCCAGCCACAATGTCCCAGCTTCCATCACGCCATGCTTTTCTTAAATTGGTTGGCAACCCATCTAGCATTTTAAGATAACCTGGGTCTTTCTCCATTAAGGTAGGATTGTCTGTAACTTTAGCTGGTATGAATATTCTGGTTAATCCTGTTTTAGGGTCAGTGTAAGGTTCGCCCCATTTGCCCACGTCAATAAATCGTTCTTTATTCCAGCCGTGCCCTGGACCACCTGGATTGGCAGTAGCGAATACTTGGGGGGTTAGCCCGTCAACTGTTGATCTACAAGATGAAAGTAGTTTTAAATAGCTTTCTTCTTCTGGTATTTGGGTCAACTCCTCAATCAACATCTTCTGGTACTCATGCCCTTGGTAGGCTTCGTAAGCATTGGCATCGTTTAAATGACCCGTTCTTAGCATCGCTCCACTTGGAAACTTGATCTCTGTTGGTCTGTAGGCGAAATTAGCACCAGTACCTGCGTACATAACCCTAGCTCTGTCTACCCAGTCTGATAAATCTTGTGCGTTCTTTCTGATGATTAAAGCCCGATAACGTGGGTTTCCTATCCAACGTAACAACCATGCCATTCCCGCGGCCGTTTTCCCACCACCACGGGCTCCTTTCCCCCAAACAAAATTTCAAACTCTGTTCTGGTCAATGCCTTCCGTTGAGGGCCTGGGTGAGCCGACCAGATGATGTTGTTATCTTGTATGGGGATGTTGCATCACCGTCCTGTTTTTAATTATCAATTTAATCATGTTTTGTTTCATTTATTTTCTCCGCAATATATAACATGTTTTCCTCTGTTAAGTGTGGGGCTATACCTACAAAGTAAGCCTGTCTGAATAGTTTATCACTTTCTGGTAAGTCGCCTACTACTCGACAGTCCATGTCTTTGTAAGCTGGGTGCTTTAGGATGTTACCTGCAAAGAGGACTCTTGTCTCAATTCCTGCTTCTTCTAGTCTCTGCATGTCCTCGTTTCTATGTTCTGACATTAAAGGGTAGGCAAACGGGCTAACTTCGTCATCGTAAGGTTCGCCCAGTAATCCCGCCAGTTGTTTGTAATTTCGTTTCCTATCAGCAATAAATCCATCTAATCTTTTAAGTTGTTCTCTACCAAATGCCGACTGCATTTCACTCATCTTGAAGTTTAAGCCGACTCTGGTGTAGTAATATCTATGGTCGAATTCAGGGTCACTCCATCTATCCCCACAAGCTGGATTAGGCCCACCCCATCTACAAAAACAATCTCTGCCCCAATCTCGGATACTAATCGCCTCTCGATATAATTCAGTATTATTCGTTAGCACCATCCCACCTTCCCCGCCGCTGGTCATATGATGTGCCGGATAGAACGAAACTGTTGATATATCGCCGATTGTTTCGGCTTTTGATCCTTTATATGTGGACCCAACACTATCGCAGTTGTCGATTAAAAGTCTCAGGTCATGTCTTTGGGCGATATCTTTTATCCTGTCAAGATCGGCCACCTGTCCTAATGTATTGGCAAACACAATCGCTCTAGTCTCTGGACTGATGGCTTTTTCTATCTCATCAGGATCAATTAAAAGACCCTTAACATCAACAAAGACCGGCTTTAGGTCTAAATAAATCATTGGGGCGACCGTAGTGGGGAAAGCTCCCCCAGCTGGAGTGATAATCTCTGAATGTTTTGGTAACCCCAATGATTGAAGTGCGACTAAGTTAGCAGATGACCCGCTATTAACTGTTAAGGCGTGTTTTACGCCCCACCAGTCGGCAAATTCTTGTTCGAAACTTTGGGTTTCAATACCATTACTCAACCAACCCGAATCAAGTGATCGCCTGACAGCGATCTTCTCTTCTTCGCCGAATATTCCCTTAGCGTAACCAAGTCGTTCACTCATGTTAAAGGTGGACTCATTTGGTCTAGTGGTTTACCAAACCCTACCTTTGGCCAGTGACCAGTATCGTCCATAATAACATCGACAATCATTGGCCCAGGGGCGTCTAGAGCCGTTCTAATGCCCGATCTAAGATCGTCGTTCTTCTCTATCCTCATTGATGGGATACCGTATGCGGTGGCCACCTTAACCATGTCAGGACACTTTTCTTCTGATCCGACGTGTCTACCTCCCATGTTAGTGTCTTGGAACTGCCTGATCGTCATGTAGCCTCGGTTGTTGTAGACAAATATCTTAATAGGTAGATCATTATTTACAATCGTCTGTAATTCTTGAATACTAATCTGTATCCCTCCATCCCCGATAGTACAGACCACTTGTTCATTTTGGGCAAAACTGGCCCCAATAGAGGCGGGCAGGGCATAACCCATTGAAGAATTACCAAATGACGAAAAGACTCTTTGCCCTTTAAACTTAAAAGACTGCATAAATTGAATCAGGTTACCCCCACAGTCTGGGATGACGACACCTTCCGTCTCCTCACCTAAAATCTGACCAAACAAGTAAGGATTAACCCGATCCGAACTCAAGTCCCGTTTATCTAATCCCTTCCACTCTTGACATTTACTCGTCCACTCTCTTATATCCGGTGATCTAAAGTCAGTCATTTCTGACCTAAGAGAGCGGATGAAGTCTCCTGCATCCACAACTAACGGCATGTCTATGTCAAATCTACCCTTCAATAACTCATCCTGATCGATATCAACCACAATCTTGACTGCCTCTGGTGAAAACAACTTTGGGTGGCTACCAGTCATTCTACTGTCCAATCGGCTACCAATTGACAGGATAAGGTCGGCATTTTGGATGGCCATATTAGCTCCCCGATCCCCGTACACCCCGATCAGTCCTAGTCTATTTTTGTCAGTAAAGTCGGCAAAAGCCCAGCTTGGAAGCACTGGCCAGTTTAATTCCTTTGATAGTTCCCTAAACTGTTCAATTGCTCCCGCCATCCTAATTCCTTCTCCGGCAACAATGACAGGTCTTTTAGCCTTCTCCATTAAACCCATGGCTTGTTTGGCCATATAACGAATAGATTCACGATCTTTGATTATTACTGCTGGTTTAAACGATTCTATGACCGCCTGTCCCATTTGAACGTCAATTGGAATATCAACATGAACCGGCCCTGGTCTACCTGATCTGGCTATCTCTACCGCCTGTCCCAACACCAATCCAATATCCTCTGGTCTTCTGACCATACAACTGTACTTGGTAAAGGGTGACATGATCTTAACCATGTCGGCTTCTTGAAATCCAATCTGTCTGGTTCTACCCTCGTTTAGATCAAAAGTCCCTACTTGGCCGGTGATAAATAGGGTGGGAACCGAATCGAAGTAAGCGCCACACATTCCGGTAATCAAGTTAGTACCCCCCGGGCCGGATGTTGCCATGGCTACTCCTAAATGAGATTTATGCAATCTGCCATACGCTTCGGCCGCCATTGCCGCCGCCTGTTCGTGTTGGACTGGAATAAACTTGATCTTGTCGTTTCTACTAAATGCGTCCAATTGAGTGGCAATCCCTCCACCGGTAAATCCAAATACATGCTCTACCCCTTGTTCGACCAGAAAATCTAAAACATAATCGCTAGTCTTGACTTCTTTTTGGGGTTCACGTTCTTTCATACGGCTGTTATATTACCTGTTAAACCTGTTAAATCGACTCTCCCCGTAACTGGTTTGCCAGCACACCGCTCGACTGTCTCACAAATTACCATCTGTCCATCTTCTGTTGTCTGCCACCTACCCGTAAATCCCTCTTCTAGGCTTGCATTAATACATGTGGCTATACCACATAAATCACACTTCTTTCCTGATTTAAATTCTTTCATGGTTGTATAAAATTATAAACTTTTTTAAGACCATTATATAAACAAGTTTTTGGTTTCCAACCTAATGATCTAATTTTACCACTATCCGCCACCCATAAAGGATTGTCCCCTCCGGCGTGCTTGATAGTCAGTTCCTGTTTACTTAACAAGAGCATGGTTTCCACTACTTCGTCATTGGTTATGGTCATTCCCGTCCCAACATTGATGACCAGACCTGATAGCCAATTAATGTTTTTCAGGATGGTAACTACAGCTGAAACAAAGTCGTCTATATAAACCCAATCATGATTACCCCCCCACAACACAAACACATCATTGGTCTTGATCGCCCTGATCAATGATGGGATAAACATGCCCGGATCTTCATTCTCTCCATAAACTGAAAATGGTCTAACCGTAACCGTGTTCATGTAAGCCGAGTAGTGCCTGGTCAGGTAGGTACCGGCTACTTTACAACAGCCATACATTGAGTAAGTTTCAGGTACCATCTCTTCAATCATCGGCATGAACTTGTCCCCATACTCTGACGATGATCCCATAAATATGAAGTTCTTAACCTTGTTGATTCGACAGGCTTCTAATAGGTTCTCGGTGGCAAAGACGTTACTAACAAATGTTTGGGCTAGATCTGTCTGCCAATGGTGATTACCGTATGAACCACAGTGGATTACAGTCTCATATCCTTTTAAGAACTTGGTTAGCTTGGCCGGATCGTAAAGTAACTCTCTGGGTATACCATCGGCCTTTAATACTTCACATAGTTTAGAGCCTATGAATCCTGACGAACCCGAGACACAAATTTTGCTTTTAGTTTTTTGTTTCATCAAGGCTAGGTAAAATTACAACACCTTTAATCTCTTTACCGTCAGTTGTTATGTCTGTCTTATTAATCAGTTTCCCCTTCATCTTCAAGGCCGTCTCGACAAATCTATGCCTAACTGCGTGGTCTGGTACTTCGATAAAGTCTGCCGTTGCTCCTGTTGCTTGCTTGCCGGTATTCATTGCTGAAATAACTCTGTTAGCGCCAAGACCTTCATCAACCACCTTTACCAGTTTTCTATCTGGTAGATACTTTCTCATTAAAGCCTTCCACCCCTTAGTCTTCTTGATCTTGTCAGGACTATCGGCGTAGTTTTCACTGTACCCTAGGTCTTTCATGGCTTGACCCATTGATAATCCGACATTTCCCGCCATGTATTCTGCCAATTTCTTCTGCCTGTCAT